TAGCTCAACCGGATAGAGCACCGGCCTTCTAAGCCGGCGGTTACAGGTTCGAGTCCTGTCGGGCGCGCCATTAGAATCAATGGCTTATAGAGATAGCGCTGTCTACTCCCTAAATTCCTCCTGAAAGCAACTGCCTGACCGATGTTGTGGATCTTGCATCGGCATGTGCCCACCTCCATAGCTGAGGGGCAAGGTGGCGTCTTGTGACGCAAAGTGTCACCTCTCGTTCTAGACGATGAACTAGCCGAAAAAAGTTGCCTTTTTTGAGATTTTTTTTCACTTTTCTCTCAAGTTTTTGGTGTAGTGTCCGAAACATGTAAGGCAAGATGATTGTTCAAGAAATTCATCACTTCGCTTTGCTAGGCGTCACCCCAAGGAGGGTCTAGACGTCGCAAGAAGAGTCGGCTATAATGGGCGGCTCGATTTTTTGGGCCGCAGGCCTATCCAATTTCCCACGGGGCAGGAAATCAAATGGTGAACGACATGAACGCGAAAGAACGACTGCAAGGCCTGGAAGCCAAGCTGCGTGAGCGCGGGGTCGTGGACGTCAAGTTTTTCTTCGACCACACTCGCAAGCCGCTCACCGGAGCTGTTTCTGACGTGATCGATGTATTGGATGCCGTAGTGGCGAATCGCTTTGACAAGGCTTCGCGCTTCGGAGATTCTGTACGCGCAGCGTAAGCATCCTCAAGTAATCGAAAGGGTGTCCCGCGAGGGACGCCCTTTTTTTTTGTAAATTTTAGGGGGGGAGTGTGAATATCAAGGATGTAGATGTCATTGACTGTCTTGATAAGGCAAGCGAGCTCATCGAGCACTATGAAATGTACGTCCGTGCGCCTGACGCTAGCGCTCGCTCAATGGACGACATGGTGGACGTGTGCAGGGACTACCTACAAAAGGTGGTCGTGATCAATGATCTAGATGTCATCGCAGAGGACAAGGTTGTGCATGGCATGTTCGCAGCATTCGCGGACGGGAGCTATGAGATTTTCATCTTGGCAGAGCTGAACGAGCGTGAGCGGCGATTCGTCCTAACCAAAGAGATGTTTCATGTCCTATTAGACGAAGAGCGCTGCCGCAATATGGACATTTATGGCCATGTTGAGGAGGCAACAGCATCTTTCTCAATCGACGATTCAAATCCGAACTCACCAGTGGCAGCGGAGATATTGGCGGAAATTGGTGCCATGGAATTTTTGCTTCCCTATAAAAAGCGTGTAAAGATTCTAGAGCACTCTGATGATTTGCCTGACATGGCTATACAGGCGCGTCGGTTTGGCATACCTCAGCGTTATGTTGAGGAATACTTGAGCGATAGAATGATGGCCGAATTTGCCAAGGTGCAGGGTAACGCAGCTCCCAACGCATAGTCTGCAAAATTTGGCGTTAGCGGTAAAGACGATGACCATGAGTATGAGCCGTCATGCTCATGGTCAAATCACCTTCGTCGCTTAATAAGATCGTGTAATGTCGAAAATTATGTCAACGTCGACAAAGCCCGAGCTGCCTAGTCGCCTCCATTATCCTTTCCTGGAGCTCAGATGACTTGCGGCGAAGGTCGGGTATATTTAATTTTTCCGAGTCATCGAACACTAGAAGTGTAGAATTTTGACTGGGCTTGGATGTCGATATTTTGTGTTCTATCCATTCTTTCTGAGAACTCAGATCAGTAATCGTAGCGTCAATCTTGGCGCATTGACTCGATTCATGTAGCTTGTTCAATGCGTCAATTTTCATTGCATCTAATCTGTTCGGATTTAGTTTGGTGAGCGCATCTACGCGAGAACTAAATAGTTCTGCATCGGCTTTCGTTTTCTCATATATAGATTTGTCAACATAAAATTTTGATAGTTCGTCCTTGCTGATGTAGTCACTTAAATGGACATACGTCATTCCACTAGCTTGGCCGATGAGAGCATGGACTCCATAGCCAGCCGAAAAGATGGCTCCGACCAGCGTTGCATACCCCAGAACTGTTGCAAAAGAGTTTGAACTAGAGGCGGCAGTCACGTGCGATCCTATGTGGGTAAGTTGATGGGAAAGACTCTAAATGTAGGTACGGATGCAATCTGAATTGTCGACTCTAGTCTGCAGCTGGTTCGACGACTGGTAGAGCATGATTGTAGAGGTGGACCATTGAGTCAGTCTTGTGGCCACTGGCCACTTTTTTGTCCCCCTTAGTGTCAGTTACCCCTCGGTGCTTTAGACCATGCATCGCAAAGCGATCAATTTCATCTAGCACCTTGTCTTCGATCGCATTCTTCATCATCCGTTGCCACGAAGTGTTGAAGCCGGACCTGGTCAACGGGTCTCCGTCTTCCCCAACAAACAGATATCGGTCGGCTGCCCGCGAGGGTGTAGGCCTGTTTCGCCGTTCCCATACCTTTACCCTATAGTCCTCCAATGCCTCAATAGCTGCGGTTAGCTGCTCGCCTTTCCGGACTAAATTGTCACGGCTACCTTTGCGGCGATTTGTCAAGAGCTCCTCGCCAATGTTGTGGGCGTCAGTGAGGGTGAGAACTTCAATACCTCGTAAGCGTGCTTGATATGCTAGTTCCATGGCTGCCCAAAGGTAAGGAGGCACTGCTCCCTTCTGCCGAGCACCTCGGGTACTACATTCTCGTGCATAAGCCTGGACCGCACGAAATACTTCAAGCTTGGGCATTCGGTGTGCGCGTCTTTCTTTGACTTGTTTTACGCCGCTGGCCGGATTGGTCTGCACATGATCATGCTCACGTGCCCAGCTGAACACACGACGCAGATATCTTAGCCAGTGGTTTGCCTTAGTCGGGTAGCCAGGAACTTCTTCCTTGCCAGATTTCTCGGCAGGCTGTCCTTGTGCTATCACGTCGATAAGGCGGCGGATTACACCAGGCGTCAGCCTATCTACAATTGCTTCTCCCAGCTTTGTACCATTTTTGAGTGGGTAGATTTTGATGGCTCTGGCGTAATCGCTGTAATGGCGCTGGGTAGAGCTTGCCAGTTCCTTGAATACCAGGCTCTTTTCGAAAAGATCTATCACGTAGCTTATGGTGCCGCGCACAGCATTTCCGGCTCGCTGTTCTGTGATCGAATGAAGATCAGATAGCCGCGCGGACGCCTGCGCTACTGTCATCGCTTTTTTGCCAATTCCTTCGGGGTGCGGATCGAGAACGTACCAACGTCCGTTACCACTCGCGTCCCAATAAATCCCCTTCGGTACTTTGCTATAGTCAATGTGTGATGGAAGATTCGACGGCAGCTTGCGTGGTCGGCCTCGAGGCATGCGTTCGGTCCTGGGTGTCGGTGCTAAAGTACAGAGCTTCTATATAGGTGAGTGATCTGATGGATGCTTTGCCAAGATTTGGCTCGGAACAAAGAGTTCTTCTCGCTATGCTTGAGGGCATCAGAACTGGCACTTGTTTGATCCATGAGCCCCTCGCAAGTGAGCTGGTCAAAGCAGATTTGCTCAGACCGATGCCTTCTGGGAGCGTCGGTGTTTCATTAGGTGTTGTCGGCGATGCGCTGCTCGAGAGGCTATTGGTCCACCAAGCAGCCTGGGAGCGCCTGGAAGCAATAAGGGTGCGTCGTTTAGAACGCGAAGATGAACACGCTGGCGAGGAAGAAACTCTTTCGAGCGATATTGCGAGCTACGAGAAATACACCGAAACTCTTCAGCGGCGTGAAAACTCGGGGGTGCGCGCTTTGGAGGATCTTCGAGCTAGAAAAGATTCCTAGCCTCATAGTGCATGGGCTCGTTGCTTGCCTTGACGACCCCTAGCGCAACTTCGATTGCGTTCACCGTGGTCCAGAGGCCGCCATTTCCATCGTACTGGTAGACGATTCCCAGCTTTCTGATCCACGATTCCACTGTAGCCAGGCGTGGTTTCTCGCCTGGCTTGCAAATCTCTTGCAGGTCATGAAATTGAAGGACCGGCCCTATCATGCAGATTCCTCCTTCGTATCTGCTCCCGTCTGCACTGCGATCCGCGCATCGTTGACCTCACGCCGCGACAGACTCTTGCGCACCGGCGTAGCACCAAGCTTCTGCACCTTGCCGCCGCGCTTGGCGAAGGCCTTGAGGTCGTCGGCCAAGTTGGCCCGTTCACGGTCTTTGTGCCGGACGGTAGAGAGGGCGAAGGCGCTCATTGCGCACCTGCCTTGCTACGCGCAGCGGGTTCGTCGCGCAGCAGCTGCTCGGCGTAGGCGATGCCGCGGGGGTTGAGGGTGATGACGTTCGGGAATTGCGGGTCGTCGAACTGCACCAGGCCGGCTTCGTCGAGCCAGTTGATGCAGCGACGGGTGAACGCCTGGATCTGCACGGGGCCGCTGGTTTGTACTTGTGCGGGCATGGCGGCAAAGCCGCCGCGGGTGCGGCGCAGGGTGCGGCCCTGGGCGCCGTAGGCGGCCTTGAGCGCGGCCTGTGCTTTGGGTTGTAGATGCATGGGTGACCTCGATCAGGCGGCGTGGGCCGCGTGCGCCAGCTGGGAAAACAGCTGCTCGCGCGCACGGCTCAGGTGGGACAACGGGATGCGGTGTTGGCCGGTGGGTTCGGTCCAGCGGCTTTCGGTGAGCGCGCGGCTGGTGCTTGGCGCGGTGGCCTTGCCGCAGCGGCAGCACTCGATGTGGAACGTGGTCGGCGCCGGCCCGCCGATGCGGTAGCGGTGCGGTGCGCCATGGGTGGTAACCAGCTGCGGGCGGTGACCTGGCTGGCACTGCGGAACGGTGGACGGCAGCGGCATGGCTTCCTGGCGCATGTCAGTCCTCCGCCTGCGCTAGCCGAACGTGGAGGAGGGCGGGCGATTGCTCGCTATCCACCACGTGCGTTGCGCCGGCGCTGCGATGCGCCGCGTGGAGTTCGGCCAGGCGCAGCGGCACACAGATGGCCGCGGTGATCGCCACGACTGTCCAGCCAACGGCGAGGGCGCGCTGATAGGTGCGGCTCATGCGCGTGGCTCCTGTACGTGCACGCCGTGTTGTCGCAGCCAGCGCGTTGCACGCAGCAGCACGCGTGGTGCCAGTGCGAACGTGTCGCTGCCGATGCACAGATGGCGGGCGGTGGTGCGTGCACGCAGGCGCGGCGCAACGGCGCAGCCATCCAGCGACGGGGTGACCTTGCCGTCGTACAGGCCAGCCCAGATCCAGTCGGTGCAGATCATCAGCGCCAGCGTCTGGCCGGCATGGCCGGTGGGGAAAAAGGCTTCCAGCGGGCGGTTGCTCATGGCGTCACCGCCACCGATGCACCGTGCGCAGCCATCCATTCGCACATGGCCTGCAGCGCGCCGTCGCCGGCGGTGTACGCGGTCTGGCCGAGTTGCAGGGCGCCTTCCATGCGGCGCACATCACCAACGCGGCACACCGTCACCGCGATCTCGCTGCTGCGGTCAGTGCCATACAGCGCGGCGCTGACGGCGTCGCCCTTGATGCACAGGCGTAGCAACGTGCCTTGGCCGCGGCCCAAGCGAAAGTTGGCTGAGGGAAAGCCACTCATGCGGCGCTTGCCTCTGCCAGTGCGGATCGAAAGCGCGCTATCTGTTCCCTGCGCTTGGCGATGCGTTTTTGAAGGCACGAGGCATAGCTCGCAGAGGCGTAATCGCCTAGCGTCGTGAGGGTATGCGCATCCTCGCGAATGGCTTCTTCGGCCCAGATGATCGCGGCTGTCAGATCTTCAGGCGTCAAGCTGGCGGCGAGAGCACTCATGCGCGCAACTCCCGAACGAAGTCGCGGCTGGCTGCTTCGGCCCGTAAGCCAGTGAGCTCGATGCGGTCACTACGCTTTGGGTAGCGCTTCGGACCCTTCGACATCCCGCGGCGCTTGAGCGCCTTTGCACGAGCATGGTCATTAGCCGCGCAAGAACAAAGGCAGCGCTTAGTCGCAACGGAAGCTCCGAGCTCTGCCTCGGTTTCCATGCGGTTGGTCTCGGTCTCTGATCGATGTGCAGTGGTGCGCATCAGATTCTCCACGTCCCACGGCGGAATGCCGCGCTCTCGGGACAGGAGGTAAGTTACCGAAACGGTTATGTTTTAGTCAATACCAAAACGGTAACGATTTGCCATTTTTCGCATCTGATCGCTGTTCGAGCTCAGGCGTGACGCAACTGGAGCCTTGTAGGACTCAGCCGTACCTTCCTCGGAGTAGGCCCGCATCCTCAAAGCTGACGTCCTCCCGTAGACAATCGATACCACGCTCTACATCGCGCAGAAGCTTCCGTAAGTCGTCGTCCAGAAGCTGCTCCATGTCGTCTAGGCCAAAGCATGCTTGATCAATCAGCACCTGCATTGCTGGGCCCCAGGCGCGCCGATGGTGTCGGATCATCCTTAGATGCGAGTCCCGCGTTGCCGCGTCCATTCCACGGGGCTCGCCCGCATTTCCTACAATCCGAAGGTGCGGCTTCCTTCCCGGCACAGGCCGTTGTTCTTGTCTTGAGGGCGGTAGCCCCATTGCCGCAGCCATCTGCTGGGCTAATTCCTTCAAGCGATCGTCGCTGATCCCCACTTACACCTCCTTACCCGGCTTTTCTGAGCTCCGCAGCAAAGCGGCGCAGGGCGCCAACCAGATCCTGGCCTTCGATGATTCCACTCGCGCCTTCCTCTCTGGCAACTAACATTGCGATGTAGAGGCGGGTTGAATACGTCTCAGGCGGAGGAGGGATGGGGGACATCGCGTCCAGCTCCCGCACCAACTTCACTGCGGCCTCGACTATCTCGCGTTCGAGTCTAGGATCCTGAGACGCCTCCGATGGAGGCCGGTCAAGCTCGCCTGCCGATAGACCCATCGCTACTTCCAGATCGCGCGCCAGGTTGCGTCCAATCCCTTTCGGCTTGGCCTCAGATATCCACTGGCTCACCTGAGCCTGTTGCCATCGATCACGGCCGTGGCGTCGCGCCCACTCAGCTGGGCCGCCCGCCTTGGCGACGAGGCGGCGCATGTTTTCTGTGCGAGCTGTATTGGCATCCATGCCGGCAATGGTCCGGATGCTTACCATTCCGGTAAATAACCGAAACGGTATTGACTGCGCATAACCGAAACGGTAACGTTCGGCCTATGAACCTGACCGAATACGCGAAGTGTCGAGGCGGCAGCGGCACAGCCGCATGTCCAGTTTTCGCTGAAGTCGCCAGCGCTGCGGGCTGTAGCGTTTTGACTCTCTACATGATCGCGCGAGGGCATAAGACGGCCAGCGGCGCACTCGCCAATCGGATCGACTTGGCGACATCTGGACTGGTGCCGCGAGGCGATCTGCGCCCGGACGTTTTCGGCCCCACGCCATCTCAGAGCGCAAATGCTGCGTGACGCGTCCTCACCGCGAACCCAGGTGCCGCTTGTCTCGCGCAACGTCTTTATTCCAGGAGTAACAAGCGTGATTAACCCTGAGCATGTCGAATGCCTCAAAGCAAAAGTCGTCGCTGGGCTCTCGAACAGGAAAGAACAGATCCAGCTGGCGCACGCAATGGGGCCGTCAGGCCTGGCCTTCGTCAAAGAGGCGCTGCGTCGCTGTCGGGGCAAGCTGACTCGATCGCATCCAGCAGCAGCGGCAGTGCCGTGTTGTCCGACATGTGGGCAGGCGGTGCCTGGGCCAGATCCATCAGCTGCCGGCGGATCTGCTTCTGATTCGGGGAGTTGCTGATGAGCAAAGGCAGCACGACTTCGAGCACTAATTCGATGGCATCCAGCCGCTGGTCGCTCACTTCCTTCTCGCTCAATTTGTTGGTCATGCCTGCAGCCTCTGGTGATGAGATCGGGTCTGACTTCCGATCGTACATCGCGGCAAGTGCCGTGCAGGACGGCCGCTACGTCGTCTCGCTCAACGACTGCCTGGATGCGGGTGAGCTCGCTTCGCTGGTTGGAACACCGATCCACAACAACGGCGACACGACCGATCTGTGCCTGACCGCCGACCAGTGGGCCACGCTCATGGAGCGACGGCGCCGAGTTTGCTGGCCTCTTCTCTATGTACCGGAGAAACAATGTGGTTGAGAACCTAACTGAAGGCCCCCGGTACTCGAAACACAGGTGCGGGTATTGCCTCACCTGTGGGGTGTGTTGCCTTACAAATGGAGCAATCCAGGCTGATCCGCCCATATGCGGAAAGCCGCTGCAAAACACTCTTCGTCCCTTTGTCAAAGCAGGGCTGACAGAGGTAGTGGACGGGTTGTGGAGTGGTTGGATTGCCATCGCTTCCAGCTGGAGCATCGTTGAATCGGTACACAAAAACACCAGTGGAGAGCTCGAAAAGCGAATAGCGTCCGCGCTCCTCCAGTGCTCCCTGAAGCTTGGAGAGCTCATCACGATCTCTTGCCATCTGGGCCTGCAACTCAAGGAGTTGCCCCATATAGACGAACAGATCCTGCTGCGCCTTGAGGAGCTGGTCGTTAATCGGGGCAATCAGAGCGGCGGTGTTGTTGAAATCTCGAATCGAGAGCATTGCCTCGGTAGCGTCTTTGGCTGCCTTCAGGCTGCTTGCGATGCTCGTGATAAGGGTGATGTCCATGATCCCTGACGTCGGTCGTAAGTTCAGCAGATCGTACTGTTTTTCGAGAGCTCCCTATCGCAGAAGTACTTCGTGCTGTGGCCTGACCCGGGTGCTTGTCGGCGTGCTGAAAGAAGACAGCGACGACATCGCCGACGCCGGTGCGCAAGTCGTAGCGCCGCAAGGCAGTGAATCGCAGGAATGGAGTGGTGGTGTGCATGACGCACATGGTGCGTCGGCCAGCCAGGCCATCACCACGATGAACTGCTCACCGTTTCAGGGTGGCGCGCGATGACGTGCCAACGCTCAGACATCTACTGGCGCGACGCGCTGTACAACGCGGTGTCGCAGATGCCGGGCAATGTGCGCGCGGCTGCCGCCTACCTGACAGAGCGCCGCGGCAAGACGATCGCGGCGGAATCGCTGCGCAAGAAGCTGCGCGGTTTGGAGGGCGAGTCGCTGTCCATGGAGATGGCGGAGATGCTTACCGAGTGGATGCAGGAGCTGAGCGCCGGGCAGGCACTGGCCACCTGCTGGATTCAATCGCTGGGCGCGCAGTTCGAGCTGGCGATGGACTTCGTGCCGCCGGCGCCGGAGCACGGCTGGCCGGATGAAGTGGCAGCCATGCAAGCCAAGCTGCTGCACGTGGCCAAGCATGCCGGGCGCCTGTCTGGTGTGGCGCTGGAGGCGCTGGACGATGCGCACCTGTCACTGCAGGAGGCCGACCTCATGGTCGACGAGCTGCAGGCCATCCGCACCATGTGCCACCGCCTGGAGCGCAACGTGCGCCGGGCAGCGGCCAAAGGCCGCAAGCGTGGATGACATGGCGATCAATCGCGCCCCGCACATCCGCCGCACCCTGAGCCCAGCCGCACAGCAGCACGTGGCCGAAGCACTACGGCTGCTCTACAGCGATGCGCCTGGCTTGGCTGGCGATGACGCACTGGCCGAGCGTGAGCGGTTGCGCATGCAGGACGAAGCGCATCACAACCCGCAGGCCGCGCTGCCGCTGGATCGGCAGCGATGAGCGTGAGCCGCTGCATCACCAAGGCGCTGGACATCGCCAAGGCGCCGCGCCAGCAGTGGAAGGCGGCCGTTGATGCGCTGCCTGAGCACTGCCAACACACCGACATTTGCACCGGGGGCATTGGCTGCCGGGCGCGCATCGCCGACTACCTGCGCGTGCAGTACCGAGCGCAGGCCCGGCGCGAGCAGTTGAAAGGGGGAGGGGCACGATGAGCCAGCTCAAGATTGATGTGGACCAGCTCAAGGCCACCGTTGACCTGGTGGCGGTGGTGGAGCGCTATGTGCAACTGCGCCGCGCCGGCAAGGAATATGCGGGCCTGTGTCCGTTCCATAACGAGTCCTCGCCGTCGTTCACGGTGATCCCGGTGAAGGGGTTTGTGCACTGCTTCGGCTGCGGCGCACACCACGATGTGATTGGCTTCTTGATGGCCATCACCGGCTGCGATTTCCACGAGGCATGCGTGCAGCTGGGCGCGCAGGACTTCCGCCAGGCGCGCGACGACGTGCGCATGGATGTAGAGGCACCGCTTGACGTGACGTGGGTGCCGCTGATGCCAGTGCCTGACGATGCGCCAGACCTGCTGGCCGGCAACGGCTGGACGGTGCCGATCTGGAATCCCAAGCGCGGGCGCCTGCGACGCATGCGCGTGGTGCGTGCCGACGCCTACCGCGATAGCGAGGGCCGCCTGCTGGGCTACGTGCTGCGCGCTGAGTTCACGGACCGACAGACACGCAAGGTGAAGAAGTGGACGCCGCAAGTGACGTGGTGTGTAGGGCCGGACGGCAAGCGCCAGTGGTGCATCCAGCATTTCCCAACGCCACGCCCGATCTACGGCCTGGACGCCTTGGCGGCCAAGGCCGATGCCGACGTGTTGTTGGTGGAAGGCGAAAAGTGCCGCGCGGCTGGCGCTGGCGCGTGGGAGCGGTATGCGGTCGCGTCGTGGCCAGGTGGCAGCAATGCGGTGCCCAAGACCGACTGGCGGCCGTTAGCCGGCCGCAACGTGGTGTTGTGGCCTGACGCCGACGCGGCAGGCCGCAAGGCGATGCTGGGCTGGAGAAACGATGCCGGCCACTACATTCCGGGCCTGGCGCAGCTGGCAATGCGCGCAGGCGCGCACAGCGTGCGGCTGATCGATACCGATGGCATGCCGGACGGCTGGGACATTGCCGATGCGCTGGAGCGCGACGGCTGGACGCCACGGCAGTTGTCCGCATGGGCAGCCGGGCGGGTGATCGAAATCACCGTGGTGCCAGGCAATGCGCAGTGACACCACGCAATGCGACCTGTGGCGTGACCGCCAACCAACGGCCGCCGATTGGCGGGCCTCGGCTGAGGCAGCGCTACGCAATCCATACGAGACACCGGCGCGATGCCAGCGCCGGCACGACTACTGCCTGCAGCAGGCGCAACGCTGCGAAGAGGGCGAGCGGGGATGACATTGACCAAACGTAAGACGCTCACCGTGGTTGACGGTGGGCTGGGCACGGCACCGCCCGGCGGTGGGGATCACAACCCCGACGCCTGGAAGGCGCAGCTGACCTACAACCGCGACCGCAACGTCGAAGGCACGCTGCACAATTTGATCCTGATCATGGAGCACGACGAGCGGCTGGCTGGGCTGTGGTGGCTCAACGATTCGAGCAACCAGGTGAAGCTGGAACGCGACCCGCCGTGGCGGGGTGGTAGCCGCGAGGAGTTCATCGACTCCGATGCGTATGAGCTTGCAGCGTGGCTGCAGCACCCTGACCGGTACGCGATGAAGTGCAGCGACGAGCTGGTGCTCAAGTCGGTGATTGCGGTGGCCAGGCGTTACCGGCGCCATCCGATCCGCGAGTTCCTCACCGGCCTGCAGTGGGATGGGCAGCCGCGCGTGGAAAGCATGCTGGTGAATCTCTTCGGTGCGGCCGATTCGGCCTACAGCCGACGCGCAGCGCAATGTTTCATGGTGAGCGCCGTGGCACGTGTGCTGTGGTTCGACGCCAAGCAGCCGTCGGTCGGTGCGCAGGTGGACTTCATGCTGGTGCTGGAGGGCGAGCAGGGCAAGCGCAAGTCCAGCGCGCTGCGCGCCATCTTCGGCAGCCAGTGGTTCGTGGAGACCAGCGAGTCACCCAGCGGCAAAGACTTCTACCAGGTCATCCAGGGCGCGTGGGGCGTGGAGATCGGCGAGATGGACAGCTTTTCCAAAGCCGACGTCACCAGCGTCAAGACGGCCATCACCCGGCGCGTGGACAAGTTCAGAGCGCCCTACGAGCGCGTGCCGCGTTCCTATCGCCGTGAGTGCGTGTTCGCCGGCACGACCAACGAGCACCAGTACCTGCGCGATCCAACGGGCGGCCGCCGCTTCTTGCCGGTGCGCACCGATGGCGAGGTGCTCATCGATGCGATCAGCGCGCAGCGCGAGCAGCTGTGGGCCGAGGCGGTGCACATGTTCGATGCGGGCTTCGAATGGTGGCAACTGCCCGCTGAGGCAGCCGAGGAGCAGGCCGCGCGCTACGTGGGCGACAGCTGGGAGGGGCGCGTGGAGAAGTGGCTGGACGGCCGCATGGCCGAGGACCGCTACCCGGCGCGCCTGAAGTTCTCTGCAGCCAAGGTGGACTGGGCCACCACCGACGAGATCCTGGTGCATGCCATCGGGCTAGACCCGGGCAAGCACGGCAAGCCGGAGCAGATGCGCGTGGCGGCCATCCTCAAGACGCTGGGCTGGGAGAACCACCGACGGCGATGGCCGGACGGTGGACGAGAGCCGCGATGGTTTCGTGCTGGCCTGACGGTGGACGAGTGGCTGGCCGGCGCCAGCCGAGAGCAGGCGAGCCAGGAGGCGACGGATGCACCGGACTTCTGACCAGACCTCGCCGCCAACGTCCACACCTGTCCACACCTGTGTCCAGACCTCCCGCCTACTGCGGCAAGGCCGTCCACACCGTCCACACCTTTCGCGCGCGCCTACGTACATGACCCTTTTTCACCATCAATCAAAAACTCTCAACAGGTATGGACAGTGTGGACAGTCTGGACACCTCAATGATTCCAAGGGCTGCGGCCGTCCAGACCTCGCGGCCGAGGTGCGGACGGTGTGGACGTGCTCGCGTGGCCCCGTGTTCCACGGGAATCGCCGCGCGGGCAGGCAGGGGCAGGGCGGAGCGACCGCGACCATAGCGGCCCCGGTGGCGGGCGCGACCGGGGCGCGGGTCCTCCTGGGCCTTGGCCGTCTGCGGGTAATTCGGACCCCACTTTTCATGCATCTTTCGTTCCGGAGTTTGGTTCCGGCCGGAACTCAGGTGCACGCATGAGTTCCGAAACCATGTCCGTCGCCGAGTACTCCAGCCATCGCGGGTGCAGCGATTCGTACATTCGCCGCATGCGCCGCTCCGGCAAGCTGGTCATGCACGCCGATGGCAAACGCATCAACGTTGCGGCCAGCGATGCGCTGCTGGATGACATCACCGACCCGCTGCGTGGCGGCGATCGCACGGCTGGCGCCGACGTGCGGCTGGATGTGCCTACGGCTCGCGTGCTGCCGAGTGATGTGCCCAGCGTGCAGGAAGCGGTGCGCCGCGAAAGGCTGGCGCGGGCGCGATTGGCAGAGCTGGAGCTGGGCGAAGAGTCGCGCGAGCTGACGCGCACCAAGGGCGTTGAGCGCGCGGTGTTCACCCTGGTGCGGCAAGCACTCAACAGCATGATGAATCTGCCCGGGCGCCTGCGCGCAAAGCTGGCTGCCGAGAGCGACCCGCGCGCGATCGAAGCGATGCTCGATGCAGAGGTACGCCTGATCGCCCAGACGATGCAGAAAGAAGCGCGGCAGCTGCTGGCGCCGCCTGGCATGCGCAACGACACCAACGAGGAAATGGAATGACGCTGGATCTCAATGCCTTCGACGTAGAGCTGGCGGAGCCGGCCGACATCGTGTGCGACGCCTGGGAACGCGCCTGGCAGCTGCCGCCGCGGCAGACCGTGAGCGAGTGGGCCGATGCCAACCGCATCATCGCCAAAGGTTCGGGCGCCGAGCCCGGTCCGTGGCGCACAGGCCGCAACCCGATCCTGCGCGAGATCATGGATTGCCTGAGCGACCACTCGCCGGTGCGCTTGGTGGACTTCATGAAGTCTGCCCAGATCGGCGCAACCGAGATCGGCATCAACTGGACCGGCTACGTGATCGACCGCGGCGCGGATTCGATGATCGTGGCGCAGCCGGTGAAGGATCTGGCGCGTAGCTGGGCTGCGTCGAAGTTCGACCCGGCGGTGATGGAGATGCCGGAGCTGCTGGCCAAGCTCAACACCGACAACATGCTGGAGAAGCATTTCCCCGGAGGCACGTTGTGGGTGATCTGGAGCAACTCGGCCAAGCAGCTGCGCCAGCGCACTGCGCGCTACATCTTCATGGACGAGGTGGACGAATACCCGAAAGATATCGGCGGGCAGGGGCCGGCCGATCAGCAGCTGGAAGCGCGCGCCATGTCGTATGGCGACCGCGCCAAGATCTACCGCGCCTGCACGCCGACCATTGCCGGCGCCAGCGCGATCGAGGCCGGGCACGCGGCAGGCGACCAGCGCGTGTACATGGTGCAGTGCCCGCACTGCGGCGGCGAGCAGACGCTGGACGTGGAGCGGCTGCAGCCGGACGGCACCTTTGCCTGCCTGGCGAGCGGCTGCGTGATCGAGGAGCACCACAAGGATCTGATGTTTGCCGAGCGTGGGCACGGCGGCACCGCGTACTGGAAGCCGACCAATCCCGATGCGGACCCGTATCACCGCAGCTACCACGCGTGGGCCGCATATGCGCCGTTAGGCCTTGGGCCGTCGTGGAAAGACCTGGCCGATGCAAAGGCCGAGGCCGACCGTGACCCGAACAAGGCAGCTGGCTTCCACAACCTCAAGCTCGGCCTGCCATTCGCGGGCGAGCGGCAGGAGCAGGACGCCGACGAGGTAGCAAAGCTGGGCGAGCCTGGCGTGCACCGCGGCATCGTGCCGCTGGGCGGCCTGGTGCTGACGGCCGGCGTGGACTTCCAGCACGACCGCGCCGAGATCCAGGTGATCGCCACCGGCCGCGGCCAGAGGCGCTGGGTGGTGGACTATGCCGTCATCGACCTGGACCCGACCATCCTCGACACCTATCCGGCGCTGGACGAGTACCTGCGCGGGACGTGGAAGACCACGCGCGGCGTCGATATGCCGATCACCGCCGTAGCGCTAGATGGCGGCAACTGGACCGAGACAGTGGCGCAGTTCGTGAAGCAGCTGGTCAACCAGAGTGGGCAGGCGCGCATCGTGGAAACGCCTAACGGGTACATCAAGCAAACCGTGTATCTGATACGCGGCCGTAACGAGCGCAAATCTGAGCGTGCGGTGTATCGCCCCGCCAAGACTGAGGTCAACAACCGCGACAAGACTGTGGCGCGCAGCGTAGGTGTTTGGGGCGTGGGCACCTCAGTGCTCAAGACGATGGTCTACGGCTGGCTGAGCGCTGCGCTGACGGCAAAGGACAAGGCCGAGGCGGAAGGGCAGGCAGAGCACTTAACGGCGCGCATGTTGCGCTTCCCGGGCGGCCGTGGCGATGAGGTGCCAGATCCGATCAATCCGGATCCGGGTGCGCTGCTGCCGGTGTACTACAAAGGGCTGACGGTGGAGTTCTACGACAAGGAGTCGGGCTATTGGATTAAACCTAAGGGCGCGCGGAACGAGCCCCTGGACACGGCTGTGTATGCGATATGGGCGTCACTCGCGCCTGCGGTTAAGGCGGACGTTATTCGAGATTCGCAGTGGGATGCGCTGGAACGGCAATATCATCCGAAATTGAGGGGGCTCTTTGACTCCCCTGGTGGTTCCAATGAACAATCAAAAATCGATATGGTAAATGAGTCGTCTAGCGTCGACATAGGGCTATCTACGGCGATGCCGACTAACCGGCAGCGCTCCACAGGCTTTGCCCGAAATGGATGGGGTTTTGCAAGAAGAAGTGTCCGCAATCTGCAGAGCAGCTGCGTGAGCGCCTTTTGGAAGCAATGCAGGAACAAATTGGTATCAGTGAGCAGATGGCGCAGCCTTTTGTTGACTCAGTAATGCGGTGTTTTGCTGGGGAGCGTCTTTACTTTCCAGTGAAAATTGCTAATTATCCAATAGAAGAAATTCGAGGCGCGCTCAGGGGCGGCGCCTCTACTGCTCAAATAACTCGCCGCTATAGGCTATCTAGAACAACTTTGTACAAACTCTTCCCTGGTGGTCTTCGTCGGCAGGTCAGAAGTGCTGGCGAGAATTAGAATGGAATGTCTCCTATGTCCTCTGGGGGCGCGCTTGGATTTAGTTCATAGGATCGAACGAATTCATCCTTCCACTGATTCGATGTCATGGGGCGTAGGCGCAAATCGGCGTCAAATACTTCCCTTTGGACGCCGACTCCCTGGTCTGATTTGAAGTTGTCCCATTGAAACTCGTCGAGATCGTTGCTTGCCTTGTCGAACCGAAAGCTGCGTGCCTTCAATAGCGTGTCTAGCTCGTTAAAATTTTCGAAGATAATTCGATAAGGTATACCAGTCGCCTCACGAACTGCGTCAAACGCGGGGTGGCTCGCGAGCATAATATCGTTAATTGCCACGTCACCTTTTTCTTTTTGCGCTACAAGGTATGAGACAAGCGAATCAAGTGTAGTGGCTGTTTGTTTTAGGCCCTGCACAATATTTGCCTCGTTTGCTCGAGCGGTTTCTTGCAATAGACGTTGAAAAAGACCTGCCCACTGTTCTCTCAAATACCTTGTGATGTCATTCGGTAATTCAAAGCCTTCGATTACGTTATTTGAGTTGAGCTGATAAATCTCTTCGATGAATTGAAAGATCCTTACATCGTTTACGCTCGCTGGGATAAATGCGCTGTTCTCTTTGTTGGCAAGATATGTTCTGTATTCCGCAAGGACAGATTTTTCTACGAAAATATACACCTGCTTGCCGAGCTCGATCGCGCTGCGAATTTCGCGCTGCGTAATCGAACTCTTCTGATCCCGGGATTGAGAGCCATATCGACCGCCGATAATGGAGACGAGAAGATCGCAGCCGGATATCTCGCGATAGCAATAGTCTTCTAAAGGATCTTCTTTGCCCCACGGAACATGGCCTCGCTCAAAAAGCACGGGCTCATAACCCATTTCACGGATGAAGCGTTCTAAGTCCGCGCGAAGCACTCGCAGGTCGAAATAAGTGGAGCTTATAAAAACTCTCGGTCGAGCCACTCCGATCCCCCTTAATAAACGCCAATGGCGGTATGATTTTAGGAGCATAACTTGAGCGTGCCCTCGTTAACAGAGGGGGCGTCCCAATGCTAGGCCAAAGATGGACAAGAACCTTCGTAGCACCTTTAGATTCAAGTTGTTACGCGACCCTTGATCCGGATTTTGCAGGGATTTCGGATTGACTGATCTCTAACCTGACTCGTCATGAAGACGGCTCAGGACATGCTCACCACGTACCAGCAGGCAGAGATTGCCGTGCTGCAAGGGCAGAGCGTTCGGTTCGGTGAGCGCATGCTCACCCGCGCGGATCTGGCCGAGATCCGCAAGGGCCGTCAGGAGTGGCAGGCCGCCGTAGATCAGCAGGCCTGTACCGGCCGTCGCGCTCGCTGGGCGACGGTTGATTTCGGCGGCCGGACTTGATGGCCACCGCTGCCGTTGCCCGCGACCGGCTGAGCGTCGCCATTTCTCACGACCGGAACGTGCGTGCCATGGAGGCCCGCGCGACCGAGGTCATCACGGCGAAAGAAACAGAGCTCGCGCAGCGGAACGAGCAGCTGCGCGTGCTGGCGCGCGCCCATGAGGTGACCCGTCCGTCGCGCAGCCGCAAGCTGGCGCGCGACTGGGGCAGTGGTAACGCCATTGCCGGCATGGACGCCCGGCAGCTGCGCGACCAGGCGCGCCACCTTGAGCGCGACCTGGACCTGGCAGACAACGCACTCAACGTGCTGGTGCAAAACACCGTGGGCTCGGGCATCGACGTGCTGTCTGCACCGCGCTTGCCAGGCCAGCCGATCAACCGCGACCTGGCCCTGCAGCTGGATGAGCTGTGGGACGTGTGGTGGGACGCGCCCGAAGTCACCCGCGCGCATGACTATGGCGCGTGTCAGCAGTTGCTGGCACGTAGCTGGCTGCGCGATGGCGAGGCGTTCTACCAAGACCTGAGCGGCGGTGTGCCGTATCTGGAGCATGGCGGCGGCGTGCCTTACAGCATCGAGATGCTGGAGGCCGATCTGGTGCCGCTGGACTTCAACGACCCGGCCCGCAACATCCTGCAGGGTGTTGAGCGCAACGCGTGGGGCCGTCCGGTGGCCTACCACGTGTACAAGCAGCACCCAGGCGACCCGCTGGGCTGGACCACCGAGACGAAGCGCGTGAGCGCCGAGGTGATGCACTGCATTGCCCACCTCAAGCGCCTGCATCAGGTGCGGGGGTTGAGCGTGTTTGCCAGTGCGATGTCGCGCTTTGAAGACGTGAAGGACTACGAAGAGTCGGAGCGCATCGCCGCAAAGGTGGCGGCGTCGATGACGTTCCAGATCAAGAAAGGGTCCGGCGAGGTGTATCAGCCACCGGGCGAAGGTCTGGGCGGTGTGGCGCTGATGCAGCAGGGCGTGCCCGTGCGCGAGCTGCGTATGGCGCCCGGCGCGATCTTTGACGACCTGCTGCCGGGCGAATCGATCGAGAGCCTAGGCACCGACCGCCCAAACCCCAACGCGGCGACATGGCGCAAAGAGCAGCTGCGCGCCGCTGCCGGCGGCATTGGCGTGAGCTATTCCAGCTTGTCGCTGGATTACAACGGCACGTATTCGGCGCAGCGCCAGGAACTCGTGGAGAAGTGGGGCAGCTACCTGATGCTGGCCGAGCGCTTCATCGCCTTGTTCGTGCGACCCACACGCCAGCGCTTTATCGAGGCGGCGGTGCTGTCCGGCAAGGTGCGCATGCCGCGCGGTTGGACGTTGCGGCATCTTGCCGCCTCCACCTACGTGCGGCCGATCATGCCGTGGATCGACCCGCTCAAGGAGGCTTACGCCAAGGGCGAGGCCGAGGACCGCGGCTGGGTGAGCCCGCAGCAGAACACGCTGCAATACGGCAACAACCCCGACGAAGTGCTGCGGCAGCGCCAGGATTGGCAGCAACAGCAGCAGCAATTGCAGCCGGCCGCGCCGGCCCCTGCGGAAGCCCGCGCGCAGCTGCGTGCCGACCTTTCGCGCGACATGTTGAGGGATATCTGACTATGCGACCCCACGCACTGACCGCGGCGCTGGGCCGCGTGCTTGCCGATGCCGGCCCGGCGCTCGGCCCGTGCCTGCTCAAGATCGAAGCCCGCGCCACCGATGTGGCCGAGGTGATGATCTACG